CATCAAGTCGCATCCTAGGAACTTCTTTGACATTATATCCTTTTTGGATAAATGCAGAGATGGGTAAGCGGTAAAAGATTGCACCGTTTTCCATAATGGCATGGAATAAAATCGGACGACCAGTGATACTAGCCAGCGCGAAAATGATACAGTCTTCAACTTCTCCCTTATGTTCTTTAAGATCATAGAGATACTCTCTCCTGATCTGTGCATAAGTCACAGGAATATTCGCGTTTAAGTATGCCATTCAGCATGAAGTCCTTCTAGTATAAAATTAATAAAACAACTACTACTGCTACAGCAATAGATATTTTTGGATGGGTTTTTATTTTTACCCATGCCTTATTAATGTGTTCCATAGTTTCCTCCTGTTATTTTATATTACCCCAGTTTGTGCCCTCTTCATAGTCTACTTTATTGGGTATTTCAAGTGAGACTGTATTCTCCATAATGTCAATAATTTTTTTGACTTCTTCTTTGTTAGTTATAGAGATATCTAATTCATCATGTATTTGTATATGCGGAATAATTCCTTCTTTTCTTAAATCAATCATTGCTTTTTTTGTCATATCAGCAGCGGATCCTTGTATTAATTTATTTAATGCTTTGTAAGTATACGCTCTTCTAATCCCTGGTCCGTGTTCCCTGAGTGCTTCTTCGTGTGGCAACGCTTTATGAATACCGAATTGATTAGGTTCCCATAAATGAAATCGACAAAGACGACCGAGCAACGTACGGATCTTCCCTGAATCCTGAGCGCGTTTCATAGTGGCATCCATAAGCTGTTTAACGAAAGGAACTTTATCATGATACTGTTTAAAAAGTTCGTCAGATCTATCTTTACTTACTCCAAGTTCAGCTTGTAATTTATTTTTTCCCATTCCATAAAATAATCCTAAATTAATTGTTTTAGCTTGAAGTCTAGGGATGCCTGCCATCTCAGCTACGATAGTATGGAAATCTGCGTCTCCTGCTTGATAAGCGTCTAAAACATCGCTCACACCGTATAAATTTTGCAATGTAGCATAATGCACTACCAACCTTGGCTCTTGTTGATTATAGTCAAAACAACCCCATCTATGGCCTTCCTCAGGCAGGAATAAGCTCCGGATCCGTGGTCCGAGGTCCTTATTGCGTGCTGGGATCTGTTGTAGGTTAGGATTAGAATAACTAAATCTTCCAGTTACCGTCCCTCCATTATCTCCTCTGAGTTGATTAATTTCAGCGAAGATTCTTCCATTATGAGTGTGTTTTAAAATGGTATCTATGAATGTTGTGTGAGCTTTATTAATTTCTCTCGCTTCAGCAATGCATTTAACTATAGGGTGAGAGTGATGGAGTAAAAAGTTTTTAGTAAAGGAAGGAGCTTGCGTCTTTAGCGTTCGATCATAAGGTAATTTTAGAGTATCAAAAACTTTAGCAATTGATCTGGCTGCCCAAAGTTGTACATCATGGCCGGTTTCCTTTTTTATTTTTTTTAATATTTTTTTTTCATGTTCAACTAATGTTTTCTTTTCGTTGAATGCTTGTTCTTGATTTACACGGACACCGAGAAACCTCATATCCACTAAGCCAGGAAATAAATCTAATTCTAGTTTAAAAATAGAACCAATGTCTTGAAGTTCTATTTCTTTTTTTAACTGTTGCCAGAGACCTAAGGTAATTTCTGCATCTTTTTCAGCATAAGCTCCTACATACAGTGCAGGAAGCTTGTACATCTCAGCTTTAGGATCAACCCCCCAGTCTTTCGCTGCTGCATATAATGCTGCTTCATCTTTACCTTTACCCGTGTAGCGTCTCGAGCAATTATTTAAATCATATCTGATTTGGTTTTCATCTACTAACGCCGAAGCAATCATGGTATCGACAATACGTCCTTGAATCTGGAGACCTAGACGCCTGATCCAGCAAACATCGTACATGGCGTTATGAAAAATTTTAACCGCAGGGGTATTTAAAACATCTTGGAACCATTTTAAAACCATCTTGCGGTCCATGTTTCCGCCCCCTTCATGAGCAATAGGATAATAGCCGGACCAATCTTTCACGGCAACGGCAATACCGGTAACGGTTCCTTTTCCTGTAAGGGATCCTGAACCCATTTTTACTAGGTCAGGGTCTTTAGTTTCTAAGTCGATGGCAATTTCTGTGTGTTTAGATAGGTCGGGAAATTCTTCTGGGGGAATCCATTCCGTTTGAGGTTTAAACAACGGAATTTGAGTCATTTTTTATTAGTGAATGTAAACCCTGGTGGTAATGGTTTATCTGAAGTACGGTTAGTATAATCTCTTTCAATAATCATTTCTATATAATGGATAGCTTTGTTTAAGTCGTCCTTTCCTCCTTTATACTTGTGTCTGCAGATATATTTTATAGCATTCCCTTCTGCAAAAGGCAAATTATTCCTGTTTGCAAACTCGCTCGGTTGAATATCCATCTTCCGATAATGGTCTCCTCCTATTTGTTTGTCGTAAACGCTCATATTGGAAAACTTTTATAAAAATTTTTTGATTCGATAATATGGAGATTTTCTTTGGTTCGTGTAGCTCCTACATAAAATAATCGATTTTCATCATCCGGATTCCTTTCATATCCCTTTTGAGTGTTTAAACTCAAATCACTGAGTAGGACTACATTTTGAGATTCTCCTCCTTTAACTCCGTGAATCGTTGATAGTAAAATACGGGGCTTTTGATTGAGCTGCTCTCCATTACTTCTCATCTTTCTAATATATTCTACTTTCCGAGAAGGAGCTTCATCTAAAGCTTCGTACCAAACGGCTCGCGTCATGAGTCCGTATTCTTTATGTAGGAGTTCTATGTTATAGTATTGGTCTTTCACCATTGAAAAAATTTTTTCTTTTTGTAAATTTTTTGGACTAATATAACTAAGAACTCGTTTAGTCTTATCGTAGTCTAGTTGAGCTCCATTTCTTAGTATTTCCCAATCCGTGACCGCATTATATAAATCTTCTTCATAAGATTTTTTAAATTTGTTTTTATAAAAGAGTCCTTTTCGATAAAGTATTTCTTCTAAATCATTTAACATAAATTTAGTACGAGCTAGCACTAACCATTCTCCTTTACTCATATCAACATGATCAAAGTCAGGATGGCGACTAACAGAGCCTTGATGTTTTTTTGGTTCCCATTGCTTAGCAATTCGCTTAGAGACTCGTCCAATTAATTTCATTGCAATGTCATGCACACTTCGTGGAACTCTAAAAGATTCAGTTAAGTTTAAAAATTTTCCTTTTTGAGTAATAAAACTGTCAACATCAGCCCCAGCCCATCGAAAGATAGCCTGATCATCATCACCGGCAATATAAGAATCTCCGGATTTATTCCATATGCTACGGGCCATATCCCATTGCATCAACGATAAGTCTTGAGCTTCATCAATAAACACTACATCAAATGCTGGAGACGCATCGGACTTGATAAAGTTTAAAATCATGTCATTAAAGTCTATTAAGCCATATTCTTTTTTATAACGTTCTAATTCATTGGCTAGTATTCTAAGTTTATCAAATTCAACATCTTGAGTATGCTCCTGAAGATCGTATTGTTTTTCAAAACTAATATTTCGAAGCTTAGCTAATTGCAGGATCCGCAAATAGTCACTCTTAGTTGTAAAAATACCTCCTTCTTCATCGTCATACTCCAAATAATCAACAGGAAAATCTATCTTTTTTCCTAAGTCTTGATAATGACGAGGTTGCATAACATTTTCTTTTCTAATTCCTAATCTTCTAAAAGCTAATGAGTGAAGAGTTCTAAAATAAGGAAGATCATCTTCGCTTAAATTAAATTTTTCCATTGCTTCATCTCTTGCGTGGTAAGCAGCCTTTTGAGTAAAAGCAAAATAACCAATTTTATTAGGATCAGTTTCTTTAAGATGTTTATCAACTTGATCCAGAAGAGTGGTTGTTTTGCCTGTGCCTGGAGGGCCTAATACAATTGTTTTCATAATAAAAATACGGTGAGTAAATGATAGGTTATACAAACAACAGTAATAAACATTACATCATGCATTAGTAAGGATCCTTGGGTTTAAGTTCTTTACCATTGTAAGGAGCTGCAATTCTTTCTAAAGAACTTGCTATAACAACGGATATTTTTTTCTTACCGATTGTTATTCTATCCTCTTGACATTTAAAATGTTCTTGCAACATTCGTTGAGTTACTTGAGATTTTTCATCCCATTTTCTTTTTTGAAGAAAACCATGATAA